GAAAACCTTTACGCATTCATGAAGGCGGGTTGGAAGTACATTGATCCAAACCCTTTTAGCCCCGGTTGGCATATGGAAGCCATCGCGGAACATCTGGAAGCGGTTGCTGACGGTCATATACGGCGCCTAATCATTAACCAGCCGCCCAGAACGTCCAAATCATCCATGCTTGTGGCATTTGACGCTTGGGTGTGGGCGCAGCCTAATGTGACGCCTACTGCTGGTCCGGGCGTTCAATTCCTTCATTCGTCATATGCCCAGACACTATCCATCCGCGATAGCCTAAAGACCCGACGGTTGATTGAATCCCCGTGGTATCAAGGCTATTGGGGCGATAACTTTAAAATTACATCCGACCAAAATACCAAAATCAGGTTTGAGAACAGCGCAGGCGGCTATCGGCTGGCGACATCGGTTGGTGGCGCACTTACGGGTGAAGGTGGTTCTATTATCCTGATAGATGACCCTCACAATGCCGTAGAAATGGAATCTGAGCTTGTCAGGCAAAGTACCATAGACTGGTTCGACAATTCGCTTTCTACCCGCCTTAATAACGCAAAGACGGGCGCTATGATCTTGGTCATGCAGCGACTGCACGAAGATGACCTAACGGGCCACATCTTGGCACGGGATTATGACGATTGGGTCCATCTCATGTTGCCAATGCGATATGATTCGGAACGCGCCAAAATCATTTACCCGAATATCATCGGATGGTCTGACCCACGGACTTATGACGGTGAACTGTTAGCGCCAGACCGCTTTGATGAACAGGCTGTCAATTTATTAGAACGGCAATTAGGGCCATATGGCGCTTCTGGTCAGCTACAGCAGTCACCAAGTCCAAAAGGCGGCGGTATCATNAAGCGGGATTATTGGGAGCCGTGGGATCAAGAAGCGTTTCCTGCCATGAAATATATTATNGCTAGCGTAGATACGGCATATGGCACCAAGCAGTTTGAGGGAGATTTCAGTGCAATTACGGTTTGGGGTGTGTGGGATGACACCGGAGCCGCGACCGGTCTGACCAGTCGGACTATTGGGCCAAATGGTGAAATCATCCTTAATCGCGTGTCAAAGTCCGAAGACGGGGCTGAAGTGCCGCGTATTATGTTGATGAACGCTTGGCAAGGCCGGGTAGAATTCCACGCATTGGTTGAAAAGATTGCCGAAATTGCCAGAAAGATGAAGGTAGATACGGTTTTGATCGAAAACAAAGCGGCTGGGATTAGCGTAGCGCAGGAAATACGGCGGCTTTACGGCCATGAGGATTGGGGTGTGATATTCTTTGATCCAAAGTCTCAAGACAAAGTCGCAAGGACTTATTCTATCCAGCATTTATTTGCTGAAGGTTTGATTATGGCCCCGCTTGAAAGGGCGTGGGCAGACATGGTTGTGACGCAATCAGAACAGTTTCCAAAAGGAAAACACGATGATTTGCATGATACCGTGACACAGGCGTTGTCATGGTTGCGTTCTACAGGTATGATAGAACGTGGCGCTGAACGTACTGCGGCTTTGGCGAATTCTAAAATGTTTAGGAGCAATGCGCAGGATGCTCCGCTTTATCCGGTGTAACACATGGCATTAACTCCCGGCTTAGTTCCTAATTTGCGTCTGGATCAAAATCAGGATCAGGCGGATCCCGACGAAGGAATGGATGTCATTGTTGAAATGGCTGACGAAAGCACTGATCTTCCAGAAATGGACGTTAATGGCAATATTTTGCGCATTGAACACCCAGATGGTTCCATCAGCATTAGCTTAGACGGCAAGCCATTAGGCGCTGGTGCGAATAAAGGGAAAGACACAAGCTGGTACGCCAACCTTGCTGAAGATTTAGAAGAACAGGAATTATCCCGCATATCGAACGAACTGCTTCGTGGCATTGATTCTGATCTAGAAAGCCGCAAGGAATGGATTGAAGACCGTGCTATTGGTTTGCGGTTGTTGGGGCTAAAGATAGAAGTACCGGGATTGCAGGGCGCTGCTGATGGTGCGCCGATAGAAGGAATGTCTAAGGTTCGGCATCCGCTATTGCTTGAGGCTGTATTGCGCCATCAGGCCAATGCTAGATCGGAACTGCTTCCGGTAGATGGCCCAGCCAAGGTTCGCGACGATAGCAATTACTCACAGCCGGATAGCGATTGGCTGGCGGATGCGTTTGAAAAGGACTTAAACCATTATCTCACTGTGACAGCAAAGGAATATTATCCTGATACGGATAAGATGCTGTTCATGCAGGGCTTTGGTGGTTCGGGCTTTAAAAAGGTTTATTTCTGCCCGTTACGCAATCGTCCGGTATCCGAATCAGTGGATGCAGATGATCTGATCGTTAATAACGAAGCAACCGATCTAGATAATGCCCGCCGTATTACGCATCGCATTTTCATGCGTCCGTCGGTTGTTAAGCGTATGCAGCTAATTGATGTTTATCGGGATGTTGTGCTAAGTCAGGTTACGCCAAAGAACGCTGACCCCGTCCAGTTGGAAAGCAGCGCCATTGAAGGCGTAACAATTGATTCCAATTACGCTGAAGACCGTGATCGTGAAATTTACGAATGTTATTGTGAATTAAACATCAAGGGTCACGAACATATGATGGACGGCGCTCCGACTGGATTGGAAGTGCCATACCGCGTTACGATTGACGTTTCATCTAAGCAAATCCTATCCATTGTACGGAATTACAAAGAAGACGATCAGCTGTTCCCCACGGCTAAAAAGTGTTTCGTCCATTATGTCTATATCCCGGGATTAGGATTCTATGGCATTGGATTGCTGCAAATCCTTGGGAATGCCACCAATGCGGTAACGGCTGGATGGCGTGAACTGCTTGACGCTGGTATGTACGCCAACTTCCCCGGCTTTTTGTATGCGAAGGCTGGCGGACGTCAAAACAGCAATATTTTCCGGGTTCCTCCGGGTGGCGGCGCACAGATTGATACTGGAAACATGCCAATCAATCAGGCCGTTATGCCGCTCCCCTATAAGGAGCCGTCTGGCGCATTGATGTCGTTGATTGAAAATATCGGTCAGTATGCCCAACGGCTGGGCGGCACGGCTGATGTACCAGTGGGCGAAGGGCGCCAAGATGCTCCAGTTGGCACGACAGTTGCATTGATTGAACAGGCGACAAAGATTTTGTCTAGCGTTCATAAACGTATGCACGCTGCGCAGGCCGAAGAACTTCAGATGATTGCCGAAGTGTTTAGGGAGCATCCCGAATCATTTTGGCAGCGCAATTTAAAGCCAGCCGCAGAATGGGATGAGGCAATATTCTTAAAGGCTTTGGACGATATTGATCTTATTCCGCAGTCCGATCCAAATACAGCATCTCATATGCAGCGCATGATGAAGGTGTCAGCTTTGGTGCAAATGGCGCAGCAGGCACCGCAGTTGTATGATTTGATGGCGGTGAACCGTGAAGCCCTTCGCGCCCTTGGTTGGGAAAATGCGGACCAATTCTTGTCTATGCAGCCACCACAGCCCGATCCAATGGCACAGGCTAAACAGTCAGATGCACAGGCTAAGATGATCCAAGCGCAGGCTAAAATGCTTGAAGCGCAGACTAAATCTGGCGGAACTCCCGCACCGGTTGACCAAGCAAAGATGGTAGATGCACAGGTCAAAATGGCTGAAGTGCAGCAACAGGCGCAAGATAGCCAATTAGATGCCATCAACCGCAAGCGGGATCGTGAAAGCCGTGAACGGTTAGCGGCCATTAAGCTGGCGGAAGAAATTGCAAGCGATCCGCAATCATTGAATATTATCAATCAGTTAATCAATCCGGGCATGTTGCAACGGCTGGAAGGGAATGAGCCACCGTTCAACGGAACACCAAATGCGCCGATCCAATAAGGAATAAATCATGAAACAAGATCCTATTAAACTTGCATTGGATTTGGCTAAAGCACCTTTGAAGAAAAAGAAGCGCAAGCACTTTGAAGAAGGTGGTTCGGATCACGAAAGTGAAACTAAAGATACCGAAACTAAAGATACTGAAACCAAAGACACTAGCGATAATGTTCGCGAAGGCGACGTACCCGGTGGACTGAAGGGCGACACTGGGGAATTTTCGCAAAAGGTTGATGAATCTCAAGGTGAAGTAAACGCCGCATTAGCCAAGGCGCAAGACGCACAACAGGGTTTGCGTGAAGCTAACATTAAGTTTGGATCATCCCCTGATACGGCATCCGACATCACAACGGGCGCTAATTCGCCATTCGCTAATCCAAATTTTACTAAATACAAAGATACGGACACTAGNTATTTATTTGGCCCATCCAGTCCGTCAAATCCTNCTTTATCTGGACCAATTACGACAGCGGCGGGNATGTCTACCCCGCAACTNGACGCGGCAAATGCACAATTTGTAGAACAACAACAGTTACAGGATGCAGTTCAAGCGCAGGCTGACGCAGAAGAAAAAGCTGCCATGGCCGCGAACAACGCATTGTTAATGCGGGCAGGACCGATAACGGGCCTTGGTGGTATGCCAAGCACAACTGCACCCGATCAAAGATTGATTGATGCAGCATTATCCCGCACCGGCCCCATGACTGGGGGTTTTGGCGGGTCATCAATGGATGCTGCTTTGTCTAGAACAGGTCCAATCACCGGAGGAACAAACGGTACATCGATGGATGCTGCATTATCCCGCACTGGTCCAATGACTGGTGGTTTCAGCGGTTCATCGATGGATGCTGCATTATCCCGCACTGGTCCAATGACGGGAAGAAATCCAATTGATGGATATGGCAATACTAATGCGGCACTTCGGTTAGCCCGTGATTCTATTGTTCAAAATATGGGTGGGTCAGGCGCTGGTTCTACACCTACAAACACAACAACTGGTGGCGGAACCGCTCCATCATTCCNGAATGGTAATGTCCCAATGCCGCCTATTCCAATTCGCGATTTGCAAGGGCCAAGTTGGGCCGAATCTGCGGCTANTTTATTTGGCTTAAGCACACAGCAGCAGATGGATAAATTCTATAAACAGTATGAAGATCAAGGGCTTGATCCGCTTACAGCTTATAATAAAGCNATTAGCGACATTCAAACGATGCGGGCTAATGCAAAGCCGGGTCCATTTGATAAGCATGGTTATGTTGANCCTGCTACGACGGGCGCGACCGCTCCTGTTACACCAGCGGTAGATACAACGCAGCCGCATGTTGNTCCAACATTGCCGGGCGTCGCAACTCCGTATGTCCCGCCAAATACGGTNGCACAGACAACTACGCCATCTTTGGCTGGTACGGGATACGCTGACCTTGGAGCCAATGCTAGTACATTAAGACAAGCACAGCTTACACAAGCCATTAAAAATGCTTTACGGTTAGCTGGCAACAATCCATATTACGGTTAATGCGGAAAGGCGTTGTTGAAATAGTAGATTAAGGTTAGAATACTATTGTGATCACAACGGCGGGACGCCGCCTTATTTTAAAGGTTAACCCTATGGAAAATATGCGTAAGGCGATACGCGAAAGTGCCGCCAAAAAGTTAAAAATGTTGACTGGTAATGACCCGGTTGAAAAGGTTGATTCATCAACATGGACGCCGCCAAAACCCTTAAACGCAGGTGTAAAGACCGGAATGCGCCCTGTTAGCCCACGTGCATATAAGCGCGGTGGTAAGGTAAAGGCAGCGGAAGCTGTTGAAGGCCACATGGCTAAAAAGCGTGCCGACCGTAAGGTTCGTAAGGCTGGCGGTAAAGCTNGCGAAATGCCTCCGGTTGATCGTTTTATCAATCGCGATGACAAGAAGGCCAATGAATACCGTGNTGGCGCTAAACACGTTGGCGGTATGAAGAAGGGTGGCCGTATTCATAAAGATGATGGCGGTGACGTAATTGGCAATATGATTCGTCAGGCTGAAATCGAACAGAACATGAAGGGTCGTGGTCTTCCTGCACGTCCAGCCCCAATTCCACCAACACGTCCAACTGCTGCGCCACGTGAGCGTATTCCTGTAGGTGCAAGCCCAACCTTTAATAAGGGTGGCCGCACCAAGAAGGATATTGGCGGCGGTATGCCTTACGGCGATATTCCCGGTATGCCACAAAGCGGACCCACAAAAGCGATGATGCGCAATGCAATGCTTGGCTTTAAAAAGGGCGGCAAGGCAGAACATCCTGATGAAGCGGAAGACAAGGCACTGATTCGCAAGATGGTTAAGCCAGAAGCCCGTACAGGTAAGGCGCATGGCGGTGAAAAGTGGATTCAGGGCGCTATTAAGCATCCGGGTTCATTGCATAAAGCGCTTCATGTTCCTGAAGGCGAAAAAATTCCGGCTAAAAAGTTGGAAAAAGCTACGCACAGCAAAAACCCAAAATTGGCTAAAAAGGCTAACTTGGCTAAGACTTTGGGTCGTATGCACCATGCAAAGGGCGGCAGTGTATTCTCCGGTAATTCGATGGAGAAAGTACCGGGCGTTGTTCCGGGTGGTCGTATGGCCCGCAAGTCTGGTGGCCGTGCAAAGGGCAAAACCAACATTAATATTGTTGTTGCTCCACACGGTGCAGGTGCAAACCCACAAGCGCAGCCAATGATCCCAGGCGCTGGCGCACCTCCAATGCCACCGCGTCCTCCAATGATGCCGCCAATGGGTGGAGGTATGCCTCCAATGCCACCAATGCCTCCNCAAATGCCGCCAATGGGACCACCTCCCGGCGCAGGCGCACCTCCGATGGCGCGTAAATCCGGTGGCCGCGTATATCGTTCGTATAAAGATATGGATGCGGGTGCCGGTTCTGGCGAAGGTCGTTTGGAAAAAACTGAAATCCAAACACACCGTTAATCTAAAATTACAATTTACAAATACGGGCCGGGGAGCAATCTCCGGCCTTTTCTATTGGGTATATCTACCTATCCACAGTTTAAAATAATTCATGTCAGACATAACTTAAATTCAAGTAACGTGCTTGGAGGCAGTTATGTTTACGGTTGCAGGACGGTATAGTGTTGTTTTGGCGCGGTTAATTGAAGAACGATTAACCCAGCTTAAGGAACAAATAAGCACAGGGTTTATTCCAGACCTTGAAGATTTGCGCCGTCGGCAAGGTGAAATTGCTGGTCTCCAATCTTGTTACGAACTTATGGCCGAAGCTGATCGGCTTGTGTCGAACGGAGAAAGGGAATGACCGCGATGCCATTTATGAGAATGCACCACGATACCGACCCAAAGCAGGCTTTGCTTGATGAAATGGGGCCATTGGATGATTTAGAAGTATTTAACAATCAAGTTTTGGTCGCAATTTATGTTCGCCCCAATAAAACCAAGGGCGGTATTATGTTGTCAGAACAAACCCGCGACGAAGACAAATGGCAGGGCAAAGTTGGCCTTGTGGTTAAAAAGGGTCCAACAGCTTTCAAAGATGAAGGCGATACTTGGTTCAAAGACATCAATGTTGAACTGGGTGATTGGGTTGTCTGCCGTCCCGGTGATGGCTGGAATATTAACGTTCATAACGTCATGTGCCGGATGATTGCGGATTACGACATTCGTGGTCGCGTTTCTGCGCCTGATTCTGTCTGGTAAGGAAAATAGTCATGGCAGACGAAAATATTACATTGCAAGATGAANACCTCATTATTTCTNATGNTGCGCCGGAAGAAGAAATTCCTACTAAAGTAGCATCCAATGATGAAGAAACCCCGGAACAAGGCATTGCTGAATTAAAAGCAAAGTTGGAGCGGGAACAGATTGCCCGTGCTGAAGCTGAACAGCGGGCTAGACAACATGAGCTTGCGTCACATAGGGCGCAACATGAAGTCCAAGATGGCAATTTGATGATTATCAAAAGCGCCATTTCTACCGTTAAGCAGAACACAGAAAGCCTAAAAGCAGCCTATAGCGCATCTATGGCGGCAGGTGATTTTGATCGTGCGGCCAATATTCAAGAAGCTATGGCGGCTAACTCCGCTAAATTGCTTCAATTGGAAAATGGCAGGTCGGCATTGGAGCAACAACTGGCAAATCCAGTGCAACCAATGCCGCGTCAGGCTGATCCAGTCGAACAAGTTGCATCGCAGTTATCTCCACGATCTGCAACATGGGTAAGAAATCACCCAGAATGCGTTCGTGACCAGAAATTGTACGCAAAAATGGTTGGCGCACATAATTTTGCGGTTGCTGATGGGTATGTGCCTGATTCGGATGCCTACTTTGAATTTATTGAACGTTCATTAGGCTATCGTTCTGCTCCAGAACAAAACGAATCAGTTGATGCGGCTGAGAATCCGCAATCGACCGCAGCTTCTGTGCGCCAACAACGGACATCAGCCCCCGCCGCACCTACCAGTCGTGCGGCCAGCAGCAATAATGGACGCCCAAACGTGGTTAAATTGACCGCATCTGAGCGTGAAATGGCTGAAATGATGAAGATGACGCCCGAAGAATACGCGAAAAACAAAATTTTGGCCCAGAAAGAGGGCCGGTTTAACCGATAGGAGTAAATTATGACTGAAGAAACCGAAGTTAAAAAAGCATTTGGCCGTAAAACAGAAATGCGCCCCGCTATGCGTGCTGACGATTCACGCGCAAGGGCTGCTGCACGTGTGGCAGAAATTAAAGGTCATCGTGGTGGCAATGATTTGGATGAAATGGACAGATTTTACATTGATTCCAATGATTTACCTGATGGTTGGTCATACGAATGGAAGCGTAAAACCCTTCTTGGTAAGGAAGACCCAGCGTATCAAGTTGAATTAGCCCGTGGTGGTTGGGAACCCGTACCAGCAGATCGCCATCCTCAAACAATGCCTAGTGGAAAGTACGCTACGATTGAGCGTGATGGTATGATTTTGATGGAACGACCAAAGGAGTTGACAGATGAAGCGCGTCAGGTAGAATTACGGCGTGCTAGAAATCAGGTCCGCGCTAAAGAACAACAACTTAGCAACACACCTGATGGGACTATGACCCGCAATCACGCTCAGGTCCGTCCTAATATTAGCAAGGGTTATGAACCGATGCCGGTTCCAAAGGACTAAGGTCCGCCCAAACAGTTGCCCCCGGGGAGGCGACTTAACATATTCTAGGGGTTGGCGGTGCCGGGCGCATAGCAACCTCATCACTCAGGAAAATTTGCAATGGCTAATACGCAAGCGTATTTTGGCTTTACGCAATATCAGGGTGGTGCTGGCGGCGCTCCTACGTTCGCTCAGTCAACCCGTCGTATTGCGTCAAGCAACAGCACTGCTATCTACACTGGCGACCCAGTAATGCCAGTTGTTAGCACGGCTAATGGTTACATTACTCAGGCAGCACCGGGTACAACCACCCTTGCCGGTATTTTCGTTGGTTGCCAGTATCTTTCGACCTCCCAGAAGCGTACCGTTTGGTCGTCTTACTGGCCGGGTTCGGATGCCACGGGCGACGTAAT